TACCGTCTGCGTGTAAAAAATAGTTCCTGCATCACGGTTGAAGTTGATTGTTTCTTCGAAAGAACCTGTTTGAGTAGGTAATTCGTAAGTGTACAAATCTGCATCTGTTGGACCAGCAATTGCTGTGATTATTTCTGAGCCATCTAAGGTTATACCTGTAACTAAATTTTGATCCAACAAAACGATTTGCTTAATCCCACCGATGCCGTCTTTGCAATCGAGTGTGAAACCTGTGCTTAATTCACATGCCATATTTGTATGTTTTTTATTAGCACAAAAGAGGAGCGGTGTTTATGCCGCTACCTCTATATATGCAAGGGTTAGAATGGTTGAGATTAGGCAGTATATTGGTAGAATGCGATTTCGTTTCCGAATCCGTATTGTACACCTGCGAAGAAAGAACAAGCAAAACGAACGTTGTCAGAAAGGTCACTTGCGTACATATCCAAAAGAGCAACGTTGTTCCATTGGTCTAACAAGTTAGTACCGAAAATCAAGTTAGACTTCTGATAAAACGCCATTGTGTCGTCGCTCATTCCTGGACACTCAATAACGTCGTATTGTCCCTGCCAGTTCATTACAACTGATTCTCCTTGATAAAGGTAGAACCCACCGCCAAGACCAAGAATTGCGCTTCTGTATGCTTCTGCAACATTCGAAGAAACTGCGATAATTGGTTTTTCAGTAGCACGCTTTACACTTGTTGGAAGTGTAGCAACAAGTTTGCCCATTTCCTCGATTACGTTACCTACAACGATTGCCTCTGGAGCAGCAACGTCAAGAACAGCAGCGTCAGCCAAGAACAATGTTTCGAAACCTGCGTATTCGCCTGTGTTAGCGTTAACACCCTGCCATATCACGACTTCGTTGCGAGCTGCAACACCTGCCATAACGTTAGCAATGATAGCGTCAGCCAATGAAGCGTGAAGACTTCCGTTTTGCTCTGACTTCGCTTCCCAATCCGCTAAAAAATCTTTTTTGCAAAGTTGTCTGTGAACTTGGAATTTTTCAAGTGTCAAGATACGCTCGGTTAAGGTAACCGTTCCAAGTGGAGTAAAGTCACACGTTGGAGCTTCGAAAGTAACGTTGTCAACGAGCTTGCGAATAACTTGCTTGTACTCGATGTTCTCTCTGATTGTAACCGCAGCAAGCGATTCGTTGCTTAAAAATGCAGCGCGGATATATCCAGCTGCTTCGCGACCTGCGTAGGTCGTAGTTAATGAAGTGGTAGTAGCCATTTTTTATTTTGTTTTTTTATTTTTTTAAGTGAAATACGAAGCGTTCTTCTGCCGACATTTTAGCGTATGGCTTTGAAGGTGCGCTTACTTTTGATTGTTTAACTTCTTTGATTGATGTTGCCGCAGGTTGTGCGCTCAACTTTTCTACGTTAGCAGAAAGCTCGGTGTTTGCCTTCTTGATGTCGGCAAGTTCACTTTCTAATTTAGCAACCAAAGACAAAAGACCTTCAACCTCTGCGTTGAATGTGTCCTCAACAACAACTTCCGTTGATTGTTCTTCTTCGATTGTTACTTCAACCGTTGGTTCTTCTTCAACCATTGGCTTCAATTCAACAAGTAGTCCGTCAGTAACAACTACAATAACCCCTTCGGCTGTTGTGTATTCTCCGTCCGCTACTGCAACTTCGTTGCCGTCTACGTCTTTTGCGAATACACGAACTCCAGGCGCCCATGTGTCGCTATCGGAATAGATGCTTGTTCCGTCTTCTAATATCGCTTCCACCATTTGCTTCACCTCAACTACTTCTTCAGCAGATAGGCTTACATTGTGTTTTGCGAAAAGAGCGTTTACTTTTTCTCGTAAGTTCATAATTTGTTTAATTAAATGTTTAGTACCTAAATATAAAAACGTGTATATTTGTTTCACAATTCGGCTTTTCATAGGTTGATTTTGATTTTTAGGTTTGACGAGGGGAGTAGTTACCCCTCGTTTTTTTTATCCTAATGAATCCAATATCGTGTTTAGCGTCTTCATTTCTTCCTCGCTCAATCCATAAGACTTGAACCCCATTTTACCGCCCTCGTCCGTTATCTTGGTGAGTGCGTTGAGAAACAGGGTAGCATCGTCGTTGAATAGTTCGACCTTTAAGAACCCCCCTGCTTCGATGTTCATTTACTCGCCTTTGAGTATTGCGTCTAATTCTTCGAGCAAAGTGCTAACGTGTTCGCTTAAATACATTTCTTTCTCGGCAAGGAAGTTTCCTTCGATAGAGAAACCTAACACTTCTTTGTTTTGTATCTGTTGCTTTACTTCTTCGTTGTCCACTTTCATGCAACCGAACCAAGTGCCTTCTGGAAGGTCAAAGCCAAAGTTCTTCGACTTGTCGTTCTCGCCTTCAATGATCCACGTTTCCACCAACGAAACACCGTCAACCACTTTCGCGTGTTCAACCGTTGCGTTGTTGGTCATGTTTTGCTTTAAGTAGTTGTAAGCAATTGAGCGAATAGTGTCCTTTGAATACTTAACGTAGTATTCCTCGTCCGTCTTGTCGTCACGTCGGTATATTAGTTGGTCAGGAATCAATAGCGCGCCGTATAAAAGACCTCTAAAATCTTCTTTGAACTTTACCGTGTGTTGTTCTGATAACGCAACAAAGTCTACACCTATTGCAGGTTGTTCTACTACGCTGATTGCGAATACTCCGAGCAAACCTTCGTCGTCTACTCCGTATTCAATAACTTTAATTTTTTTGTTCATGTTTTTATCCTCCTAATCGTGATTGGTTTTGAATTAACTGTTGTGCTTCTAAGTTGCTTGATACTTGACCACCTAAGACGTACGCTTGTAATGGTGGTTGTTGGTTGGGTTGCTGACTGATAAAGTCGAAGTTAGCAGGTGAAGGAGCAGTTGTTCCACTATCTCCACCGCCTGCGCTCATATTAGTTCCAGAAGGAGCGGAAGCGTTTCCGTATTCCGTCTTTGATATTTTGATAACGTTAGCCAAACCCATTGCACCAACGATAGACGCTTGAATAATACGAGCCGTTGTCGAAGGCATCGTTTTATCGTTTAACGCTCTATTGATACCACCGTAAGTGTCTATTATAGCAGACGCGTAGTTCAACGCTTTTTGAATTTGAAATTGCTTCTTTGATTGTTGTTGTCCTTTCTTTGTAAACGCGTCATTTAACGCACTTAATGCATCAAGTCCTGAACTTGCAATGTCCAACCTCTGCAACATTTGAAGTCTTTGTTTTTCCGCTAATTCTTTTGCGTTTTCGTCTTGCGCTTTTTTAAGTTTATCTTCTTGCGAAATTATTGTGTTTACTACAACTTCATTAAACTCAATCTTTTGAAGTCCTAAAGATTTAACTTCTGCAAATTGTGTTTTTGTTCTTTCTGTTGCTTCTTTTTCTTTCTCCTGTGCCTTTAAGTCTGCAACAGTTGTTTCAGTAATAATAGCAAGTTTCGCATTTCTTAAAACTTGTTCTTCATAAATTAAATCATTAAGTTCTTTTTGAAGTTGTTTTTGTTTGTCACTTTGAACTAAAACTTTTTTTGTTTCAATATCTTTTTGAACAAAGTTGGCTCTTTCAGTTTCAAATTGTTGTTGACCAAATAATGCTTCCGTTTCTAACGACGCTTTAATTTGTCTTTGCTTTTCAGCAATGACTGCTAATTGTTGCGCTCTTGCATCTTCAAATTTTGCAACGGCTCTATTTCTTTCTTGTTCTTCTTTATATCCTGCGATTGTTATGTTCTTCGCTTCTTCAATCAACTTCATTCGGTCGGCTTCACCTTTGTTGGTTATTCCGCTTAACAAGTTACGCATCTCAATTAACTTGTTTTCCTTATCACGAATTACATTGATGTCGCCAGTTGTTCTTGCAATATCTAATTCGTTTTGTGCGACTTGTATATTGTTTAATGCTTTTTCTTTTTCAAGTTCAAGTGTTCTAAAACTTTCTCCGTATAACGTTTTTTCTTTGTTAATTTGAGCGTCTAAAATTTGATTTTGTTTTTCTAAAATAACATTCGCTTCACCTAACTTTTCTACTTTTTCTGCCGTTCCGTCAACAGCCTCTTTTATTTCTTTCCAATAAACAACTGTTGCGGCTAATGCTGCACCTGCTAAAAATAACGGGTTAGCCAATAACGCTTTCCCAAGATTTGCTAATCCTGTAACAAGACCACCTACTTCGTCCTTTAACGTCTTAAAATCAATCTTACCAACTGCTGCACCCATTCCACTCAACGCTTGTCCTGCTCCTTTTAAGTCAAGCGACATAAGACGTGAACCGAACAAACCAACGTTGTTAGAAAGACCTTCAAAAGCGTTACCAGCGTTAGCGTTAATCTCAGCACCTAAGTCGGAAATGTTGTCCTTCAATTCAGCGGCACGTGCAGACGCTTTCTTAAATGCGTCGCTCGTTTGATCCATCGTGAGCAACTGATTATTCAGCGCTCTCAATTCAGCCTTTGCAGAAGTAAAACCTTTTGCTGTATTTTCTGCTGCGCCTGCCGTCTGATTAAGGACAGTTACCGCGTTGGTGCTAACGTTAAAATCTATATTGTTCGCCATTATTTCAGTAGTTTATATAGAATAAATATCCAAAACGCTACGTTTAACGAAATACGTGTCACTTTCCAAGCGTAGTGCTTCCACATTGATAGCTTACGTTTGCCGTTAGCCATTATTCCACTCTCGCCTTCCGTCTTAATATTCAACTTAATGAACTCCAAACAAGCGAGCATTGAGTGCGCTTTATTTTGTAGATGTTCCTTTGAAGTCTGTTCCATTTGATATAATTGTTATTGTGTCCCCTGCTGCGCTCAACGTCACGCTTCCGCTTCCTTCAACCGTTTCACCTGTGTATGCTTGAATCGTTAGCGGATTAGCACCTGCGACAACTCTCTGAATAATGAACTCACGTCCTGTTGTCGTAGTTGCAGAAGGTAAATAAATCGTTACGCTGCCTGATGTTGTATCTGCGAAAATCATTCTATCGAAGTTGGTCACAACATAGTCAGTCGTTATTGTTCTAACTGGTTGCGTGATGCTTCCGCTAAAGCTAACAGGCGCACCGAATTGTGTTGGTGCTAACGTTGGTGCTTCCGATGTAATGAATGAACGTGTACCAATGTTTGGTACTGAAAAACAATTATTCTTTGCAGAGTTCCAATAGTACCCAAAGCGACGACAACAATCTTCTGTTACTATCGCAGGATCTCCGTTCGGTGTTTCCCAATTTATTGTT